TGCGGGTGCTGCGCAGCGCCGAAGCGCAAGCGCTACGCTGGAAGAAACAGGCCGAAGCCCTGTCCCAACTGCTCAACCAGGCCATCAAGGACGGGCAGCTGGGCGAGGCCTACACCCTCCAGGCCAAACGCATCATTGCGAGGACCGTTTAAGCGAAACCGCCCCGCGTGGGCGGTCGTCCGGGCGTGGCGGCCCGGGCCTGACGAGCAGCCCAATCTCAAAAGTACGTTGAAAGTTTTTTAAATCTGCAAAACACAACAATAAATATTAAAACAAAGATAAAAAAGTTTGCAGATGTGAACGCCCATTCATTGCCAAGATTATTTGCTTTAATGTTAGAATGATAGCAATACAATATCAAAAATTCTAGGCCAAAACTTACTGCAAAAACGAAAATGCACAAGAGAATAAAATGCACAGAGTTTCGATTTGTTGCGCTTGGTCTAAATGGTGGAGAAAAAATGCTATATTTTAGCCTCTTGTTATGCAAACCAGACTGAAACAAATCTTTATTTTTAATCATATTCAGAATATCAAAATAATACCTGTCGCGAAGATCATAATACAAGACATAACTATACTGTAAAAACAAAATTACATATATTGCTGGAGACAATATTATTAAATCTGATTTGCTTCTTATACTTAGAAATTCAACTTTTTCAAGATCAATAACCCCGAGAGATATCAAGAGCACAAACAAAGCAAAGAATGAGTAATAAAAAAATAATCTATCTAGCTTGTCACTATGATCATTAATTTTTACAACTAATGACTCTATAGTGCTATCGATTAATTCTATACCACCCGACAGGTTGTGCGCGTCATAAAATGCCTGAACTTCGTCTTTGTTGAGGAAACGGTCATTATTCATACAACAACTCCACTTAGCGATTGGCATGCCGCAACAATATGCAGCAACCATATCAAATAGTATCGGAGGAGCTATGTACAAAAATACTTCACCAAAAGCCAGCCGCCAGGCCTTGCTGGCCAAAATCCATATCGCCAAGAAAGCCCTGGGGCTCGATGACGCCAGCTATCGGGCGGTCCTGGAGCGCCTCACCGACCACGAAAGCGCGGCTGATTGCACCGTGCCGCAGCTGGTGCGCGTGGTCGCCCACATGCGCAAGATCGGCTGGCAGGAGCCGGCCAAGCAGCCTTCCCGCCGCAAGCCGGTAATCCCCGAGGCGGCCGGGTACGTGAACAAGATCGAAGCGCTTTTGGCCGAGGCCAAGCGGCCATGGTCCTACGCCGTGACCATCGGCCGGAACATGTACGGCGCGGAAAAGCTGGAATGGCTCACGCCCGAGCAGGTGCGCGGCGTCCTGGCGGCGCTGATCCGCGACGCCAAGCGCCACGGGAGGCCGGCATGAGCGAGCGGCACAACCTGCCGGCGTCCGTGCAGGAGTTGGTGGACCTGATCGGCCTGCAAAAGGCCATGAAGTTGGTGCGCAGCCTAGGCGGCACCACCTTTCCCGTGCCCAAACGGCAAACCAAGCTGGGCGAGCTGCGCTACAACATGCTGGCCGACGTGGTGGGCGTGGAGGAGGCAGACACGCTGGTTAAGCATTTCGGCGGCGGCGAGCTGTACGTGCCGAGGTGCGCGGCGGCATTGCAGGCGGCGAGAGATGCAGAAATCAATGAATATTTCGTGGCCGAAACCAATAAGGGGCGCTCGTCGGCTGAGGTTGTTTTCCACTTGGCCAGACGGTATAAACTTTCCGATAGGCGCGTCTGGCATATCCTCAAGACGGTTCCGGTCAAGCCAGACGACCAATTCCGGTTAGTTTAACGGAGGAACGTATGAAAAAATTCTTGGGAACGATCATCTTCTTGATTCTCATTGTTGCAAGTATCCCTGCAATTGCTCAAGATATAGAGATTGTTCCTTTTGAAAAGCCAACGCTAAAGAAGTATCCAGATATCCCCAAAATACAAAATCTTGTCGAGCCTCTTTACAAGAACTTACTTGTTATTAGGAAGCAACCTCAGTTTGTCAAATATGGTTTTGGCGCGGGTTTCCCTGAGGCAAGCAAGTGGTTACAGGCGTGCAAGGCCCTGGAAGGAGAAGTTAAAGGACTCAATGTGCCCGATGGAATGAAAGACGTCGGGCAAAATTTAATTTTGTTAGGCCAAACGTATTTCGATGCACGAAAGAATGGTTTTAAGAATCTGCATGACTTGGAATTCTTTGAGGACCAAGTTTATGATTTAAGAACAAAAGTGGCTGAGATAATCTATATTGACGTCGAAGGGCTTGGTTGTGAATAGGTTTGAACCTTGAAGTAGCTCGCTGAACCCCTTCACCTATCACCGCCCCCGGTGCGCCGCCTAGCATAGGCGGCGTCCGGGGGCGGACTCTTTTCCGCCTCCAAACCGCATTGCATGGAGGCGTTTATGCGTAACATCACTCCCCCGCGTCTGCTCGTTTGTTCCGTGGCGGCCGCGTTGCTGGTCGGCGCGCTGGCCCTGGTGTCGCCGGCGCAGTTGCCGGTCATGCTCTACAAGCTCGCGCTGGTGCTGCTGGCCGGCTATGTCGGCTACTGGCTCGACCGCTGGATTTTTCCGTATGCCCGGCCCGACGGCTACCTGGCCCGGGAATGGCGCGCCCACGACGGCACCTACCCCGACGACGCGGCCGACTTCGCCGTGGTGCCGGGCTACGAGCATATCTTCGCCGCCGCGCTGCTGCGCCGGGCCTTGATCGTGCTCGGCGTCATGCTGGCCGTGGGCCTGGGGCTGTAGCCGTGCGCCGGTTCTTCGCCGCCCTGCTGCGGCGCATCCCCGAGGCCTGGCTCGACCGGGCGGAAGACGCCGTTGAGTGCATCTTCAAGCACTTCTACGCGGGGTTCTGGTGGGGCGTGGGCTTCGGCGTCGGGGCCTTCATCGTGCTCGTGGGACTGGCCTCCCTGGCCCGGGCCGAGACCATCCCGGCCGACGCCGCGCGCCACCGGGCCGAGCTGACCCGGTGCGGCCGCTACGCCTTCGGCCTGGAAGCGCCCGTGGCCACCCTGGCCGCGCAGGTGCACCAGGAAAGCCGTTGGCGCGAAAACGCCGTTTCGCCGGTGGGCGCGCGCGGCCTGGCGCAGTTCATGCCGTCCACGTCCAAGTGGATCGCCGGGCTTGTGCCGGAGCTGGCCGACAACGCGCCGTTCAACCCTGGCTGGGCGCTTCGCGCCTTGGCCGAATACGACAAATGGCTGTGGGACCGCGTGGCCGGCCGCGACGCCTGCCAGCGCATGGCCATGGCGCTTGCCGGCTACAATGGCGGCCTGGGCTGGGTGCAGCGCGACAAGGGGCTGGCCGTGAAAAGCGGCGCGGACCCACTCACCTGGTTCGACCACATCGAGCGCTTCAACGCCGGTCGCAACGCCGCCGCCTTTCGCGAAAACCGGGGCTATCCCCGCCGCATCCTGGGGACGCTGGAACCGCTCTATATCCGGGCCGGCTGGGGCCAGGGGGTGTGCCATGTCGCTGCTGCTCAATAAATGGGTGCTCGGCACCTTGGCGGTCATGGTCGCTCTCGCCCTGGCCTTCGGGAGAGGCTACCGGGCCGGCTTCGAGCGCGCCGACACCGCGCGCCGGGTCGAGGTGGCCGAACTCCGGGCCATCCTCGACGGTTGGAAGGGCGAGCAGGCCAAAGCCTGGGCCGAGGCGGAACGCCATGCCCGCGAGGAACTGGAGGCGGCCCAGGCCCGGGCCACCGCCCTGGCGCTCCGGCTGGACGGGGCCAAACGCGAACACGCGGCCAAGGTCCGCGACATCACAAGGAGAATCCCCCATGCGACGGCTGGCCTTGATTGCGCTTTCGGCCCTGATTTCGTGCGGCTGTACAACGAGGCCATCGGTGCCGCCGCCGGTCGTCCCGGTGACGGTGCCGTGCCCCAGGCCGCAGGCCCCGCCCCAGTTGCTGGAGCGCCCGACGCCGCCCCGGCCGTTGGTCCCGGACTACGACCAATCCGCGCCGTGACCCCGGCCGACATCCTGGCCCACATCCGCGACTTCGGCGCGCGCAGCCAGTCGCTTGAGGCGCAGGTCAACGCCTTGATCGACCTGGCCACGGAGCCCGGGAGCCGGTGATGGACGCCGCCACCTGGATTTCCGTGGGCGTCAACGTGCTGCTGGGCCTGGTCGCCTTTTTCGGCGTCCTGTGGGTCAACAACCTCCAGGACGCGCTCAAACGCAACGAAGCCGAAGTGGCGGCCCTGCGGGAAAAGGTGGCGGACGGCTGCGTGCGCCGCGACGACTACTTGTTGATGCGCACCGAGATGTTGGACCGCCTCAAGGCCATTGAAGACAAGTTGGATCGCCTCATCGGAGGAGGGAAATCATGAGCGAAAACAAGGGGCAGCCCACGGAATTGGAACTGCTGCGACGGATCGACGGCAAGGTGGACAAGGTGACGGCGCAACTCGACGCCGTGGACCGGCGGGCTTGCCTGGCCGGCGGCCTGTCCGGCTCCGTCGCCGGCGGCGTGGTGGCCATCGCCATCGGCTACATCAAGGCCAAGATGGGCTGGTAGCCATGGCCCACGGTTCGGAAAAGGTCGCGGCCGTGCGGGCCGCCTACGTGCACGAGCGGTTGCCCCTGGACATGGCCGCCGCCCGGGCCGGCGTGTCCCCGGGCACGGCCACCCGCTGGAAGCGCAAGGCCCGGGAAGCCGGCGAGGATTGGGACAAGCTGCGGGCCGCCTGCCTGCTCGCCGGCGACGGCGTGGAAGCGGTGGCCCGGCAAATGCTGGCCGACTACGTGGTGCAGCACAAGGCCATGATGGACATCATTTCCAGCGATGCCGACATGCCGGCGGCGGCCAAGGTCGATATGCTGGCCAGCCTGGCCGACAGCTTCAACAAGACCGTGGCGGCCAGCAAGCGCGTGCTGCCCGAGACGTCCGAGCTGGCCACGGCGCTTTCGGTGCTCGACAAGCTGGGCCTTTTCATCCGCGACCACTACCCCCAGCACGGCCCGGCCTTCCTGGAAGTGCTGGAGCCGTTCGGGGCCGAAGTCGCGAGGCTCTTCGGGTAGCCCATGGCCAAGCTCAAGCAAAAGGACTTTCTGGTCGAGCTGGCGCGGCTGGCCGAAAGCATGCGCCGCACCATCGAGGCCGAGTGCGATGGCTTCGCTGCGGACGCGGCCGCTTCCAAGGAACGCCGGGAGCGCGTGCGGGGCGACTTCGCTTTCTTCCGCCATACCTATTTCCCGCACTACAGCCGCTACGGCGATTCCGTGCTCCATGCCTGGCTCGACAAGACCTTGCCGGCGCTGGTGGACCACCCGGACGGCCAGCGGCTGGCCTGCGCCGCGCCGCGCGGCGAAGCCAAGTCCACCATAGTGGCCATGATCTTTGTCTTGTGGTGCCTGCTGACCTGCCGCAAACGCTACGTGATCCTCATCGCCGACGCCTTCGAGCAGGCCGCCGCGCTCCTGGAGGCGGTCAAGGTGGAGCTGGAAGCCAACCCGCGCCTGGCCATGGACTGGCCCGATGCCGTGGGTATGGGCCGCGTCTGGAACGTGGGCGTGGCCATCACCGCCGGCGGGGCCAAGCTGCAAGCCTTCGGCTCGGGCAAGCGCATGCGCGGCCTGCGTCACGGCCCGCACCGGCCGGACCTGGTCATCTGCGACG